CTGCAGCCGCGCGTCAACATGCCGTCCCATGTCAGAGCGCTCCCATCGTCCGCGCCAATTCCCCGCAGTCCCGAAAACGATCCGAACCATCGGACCCACGCTGGAAGTGACGGTCCACGGGCCGGCCGCATTGGACGCAGAGTCCCCGACGATCGAGATCAGGAAGGCGATGCGCTCGCTGGAGCGGTCGATGGCCGCGATGCGCCGTCGGCGCCGCCGCTTGCGTCAACTGCTCCATCAGGCGGGCGTTCATGGGGCGACCTGACCGTCCGGGACGAACAAGGCTTCTGCCGTGATGCCTTTCGCGCCCGCCCGCTGCAAGGCTTGGGTGACGGCCACGGCGATGGCCAGTGATGGGTTCTGGTTACGGCCGGTCTCGAGCGCGAACACGGTGCCCCGTGGCTGGCCGGCGCGGCGGTCGAGTTCGGACTGTGTGAGACCGAGCGTTTCGCGAACTGCTCTCAGGGTCATAAGCGTGTGTGCGCTATCGCTGTATGCATACGATAACGTGAACCACACGATAGATCGGAACACGTAACGTGTCAACTGATTCTCATAGCGCTAACGTGCATTCCCGTAAAGAGTTGAGCCGTCAGGGCTTAGCGCGCTATTCTCCGGCCGTGGCGGTCACGTTAGGCACGAACATCACGCGGCTACGGGAACGGGCGGGCCTGTCGCGGCGCGAGATCAACAAGCGACTGGGACGGTTCGAGGGCTCGACTTACGCGGCGGACCTGGAAAACAACCGGTACAAGAGCATTCGCCTTGACAAAGCGCTCGCCTTAGCGGTGGCGTTGGGGGTGTCGCTCGAGGAACACGGATCAATTGCAATCCTACGCAGGCCTTGACCGTGATTACGTGCACGGCGTGATCGACCACGCGGAAGCGTATGTGGACGGACAGGTTCACACAAACGGAATGGAGAATTTTTGGTCGTTACTTAAGCGCACGATCAAGGGCACGTACGTCAGCGTCGAGCCGTTCCACTTGTTCAGATATCTGGACGAGCAAGCCTACCGGTTCAACGAGCGCGGCGGGAACGACGGCGACCGGTTCGAACTCGCGTTGAAGTCCATCGTCGGCAAGCGGATCATGTTCAAGGATCTGACCGGTCATCAGGGGGTCGCGTGAATCGCACCACCCGCGAAACAAAAGCGCGGAAGAAAGAACGCGAGTCGCGCGAAGCCATCGCGCGACTGGAAGCGACCGTGATCGCGGACGGGAAGAACGATGAACGGTTCGGACTTGTCGCCAGCGCGGTCCTCGCGCTCTCGCCGGAGGACGCAGCCGCAGTGAGAGCGCAGGCCCTGGCGCCCGTCAGGAAAAAGCCTGCACGAGTCCGAAAACATGGTCGAGACAGACAATTAGGGCAAGTGCAAAAACACAAGGCTAGACGGGCCTGAAATCGACATCTGGCGTATCGCAGCAGCCAGACCCACTATTTGTCGTAGGTTCCGCCTTGTCATCCTTCAAAACGAGGCGTATATTTCCTGCCTCAGAACGCGAAAGGGCACCAAGCGCTTCCGGCGCCGGGTGCCCCTTGTAACTCGCGGCTGACCTGTTAGGACAGGCCAGCGATTCGGATGCACATCTTCCGATCCGCTCCCCGCTTCTGTCAAGTCAGCAATCAACTGAGAACGGTTTTTCGCGCTCGGATTATCCGAGGCGCAAGAAAAACCCGTCGGCGGGTAGAAGCCGCTGACGGGACCGGGTATGCACCGAGCACCCGCTTGCGCAGGCGTTGAAGGCACGACCCCAGATCTTGCCTTCGATGTCCGTCGAGCAACGCCCTTTCCTCAACAAAATCGCCAAGTTTGTGACAGTGTGCCGTGCAGGGTGCCGCTCTATGTGTTACTTTTCGCCTTGAACGTTAGAACTGAAATTCAATGCCGCGCGGTGGCGCTCGCCCCAACAGTGGCCCGAAGAAGGGCAGCAAGCGTCCGCACACGCTCATCAAGGACTTGCAGCGGGAGCACCTGCGCCAACAAGTCTTCGCCGCGCAGGACGCCATCGTCGCCGCCCAGATACGTGCCGCCATCGGGCTCGCCCATTTCTTCCTCCGCGACGAGCATGGCCAGTTTAAGCGCATCACCGACGAAGACGAGATCGAGCAGGCGCTGAACAGCGGCAACCCGAACGCCTTCTGGATTGACACGAAAGACCCGAACACGGCGGCATCGAAAGACCTGCTCGATCGCGCGCTCGACAAGCCGACAGAATCGGTGGAGCAGATGGTCACCGGCTCACTTGAAATTAGTTGGAAGACGCCGAAGTGACGCGCTGGGCCGTACGTGCTTGGTAATCGGCGCGGCCAATTTCTACCTGGTCGGGAGCGATGCCTGTAATCGAATTGGACTATGCGCCCAGGACGCTCCAAGCCGTCGTGCATGACGCTATGCTGAAGCACCGGTGGGGCGCGATGGTCTGTCACCGGCGCTTCGGCAAGACCGTCCTCGCGATCAACCACCTGATTCGTGCCGCCCTCACGTGCAAGCGCCTCCGACCTCGTTTCGCCTACATCGGCCCGACGTATCGCGCCTCGAAAGCCATCGCCTGGGATTATTTGAAGTACTACAGCCGGCCAATTCCGGGCGTGCAGTTCAACGAATCCGAGCTTCGGGCGGACTACCCGAATGGCGGTCAAGTGCGCCTCTACGGTGGTGACTCACCCGATGCCTTGCGCGGGCTGTATCTCGATGGCGTGGTGCCGGATGAGTACGGCCTGCACCAGTCGGACCTGTTCTCCAGCGTGCTCCGGCCGGCGCTGTCTGACCGGGAAGGCTGGGCGCTGTTCCTTGGCACGCCGAATGGCCGCAATCAGTTCTACGAAATCATCGAACACGCGCGCCGAGAGCCCGGATGGTTCTATGGCTGCTACAAGGCCAGCGAAACCGGCATTATTCCGCCGCATGAACTGCTCGCGTCACGCGCGGTCATGACCGACGACGAGTACCAGCAGGAATGGGAGTGCAGCTTCTCGGCGGCCGTCAAGGGCGCCATCTACGCGAAGGAACTGGACAAGGCCAGAAGTGAGGGCCGCGTGCGCCTGGTGCCGCATGACCCGACCATCCCCGTCGATACCGATTGGGATCTCGGCATCGGGGATTCCACGGCCATCTGGTTCAGCCAGTCCCTCCGGTCCGGCGAAATCCGCCTCATCGACTACCACGAGGCGCAAGGCGAGGGCTTGCCGTACTACGCGAACGTGCTGGCCAAGCGGGGCTACGTCTACGGCGAGCACTGGGCGCCGCATGACATCGCGGTCAAGGAACTGGGCTCCGGCCGCTCCCGGCTCGAGACGGCGCAATCGCTCGGCATCAAGTTTCGCGTCGTGCCGAAGCTGGGCATCGAGGAGGGTATCCATGCGGTCCGGATGCTCATGGGTCGGTGCTGGTTCGACGAGACGAAGTGCCAGGCCGGGCTCGAGGCGCTGCAGCATTATCGGCGCGACTACAACACGCGGATTCAGGAGTTCACGGATCGCCCGGTGCATGACTTCGCGTCCCACGGGTCGGATGCGTTTCGCGGGCTGGCGGTCAGGCAGAAGCCGCCGGCGCCGCGCACGTCGAGTCGCCCGTATCGGGCGCAGACTGACGGCGGCAACATGGGGTACGCCTCGTAATGTCTCCGTCAGCCTATTGACAGGCGTGCTAGATTTTGACACTAGCGCGTCAATGACCCGACACCACAATCCATCGTGTTGCGCCTGACTCCGACCAAGGCGATTGCGGTCGTGGAGTGGCATAACGGTGCCATTGGGCTCAGACAGCCCATCCTAAGCGTGGGCTACCTCGTCGAGGCCACTATGGACGGCGTGACGCTGGCCTCCGAGTGCCGCAACGGCACGTATCGGGGCCTCAAGACGATTGCCGAGGCGCACGTCATCCGCATCGCGTCCTTCGATGGCCAGAAGCCGCAACAACAGCCCGTGTTGGCGCGGGACGGGGTGCAGTGATGGCCAAAGACCTAAAAGCCTTCCTCCAACTGGCCCGCGATCGCTGGGCGCAGGTCAAGCAGGCGGACGCCGATCAGGACAAGCGCGAGAAAGACGATCTGAGTTTCCTCGTGGACCCGTGGCCGGGGGCGATTCGTGCCGCACGCGAAGGCCAGCAAATCATCTCGGGCATGACCAGCCCCTCGGGCGTGCCGATGACCGTCCCGCCGCGGCCGTGCATCAGCATCGACACCCTGTCAGGCCCGATTCGCAGCGTCGTTAATCAAGAGCGCGCGATGGACTTCGGCGTGGAAGTGGTCGCCGCGGATGACTTCGGCGAGCTCGGCGCGCCCATCCCGGACGACGAAATCAAACTCCGTGAAGGGCTAGTCCGGCGTATCCAACGCGAGTCTGAAGCGCAAGACGCGCGCTCGTGGGCCTTCGATCGCGCCGTGAAGTGTGGCCGCGGCTACTACGGCGTCATGACCCGCTACGTGCCCGGCAAGACGTGGGATCAGGAAGTGGTCCTGCGGCGGTTCTACAACCAGGCGCAGGTGAAGCTCGACCCCGCGCACGAGCAGCCCGACGGGTCAGATGCTGAGTGGGCGATGATCACGTCATGGATGCCGCTCGCCGAGTATCGCGCGAAGTTTCCGAAGGCGCTCGATGACGCGGACAATCCCGTCGGGAGTGACGCGGAGTTCGAAGCCGACACGCAGCATTACCCCGAGTGGTTCACCGACGATGGCGAGACGCGCGGCTGCTTTGTGGTGGAGTACTTCTACACCGAGCGCACCGTCCGTGAGCTGGCGTTATTGGCGGATGGATCGGCGGCGTGGGCGGATGAATTGCCCGCGGGTGCGGAAGTCGTCGATACGCGGCCTGAAGAAACCAAGGCGATCAAGTGGGCCAAGATCGACGGCATCCAAATCCTCGAAGAGACCGACTGGCCCGGGCGGCACATCCCGGTCATCAAAGTCCTCGGCGAGGAAGTGCAGCCGTTCGACAATCAGCGCCGATCGCAGGGCATCGTCCGGCCGGCGAAAGAGAGCGTCCAGGCCAACAA